ATGCAAAATAGGAAATTATCAAGATTATATATATAAACAAGATGGTAAGTTCTATAAGCATAAAGCAATAAATAAAATAACCTTAAATGGTAGTGAGGGCTGGTGGCTACAATCAAGTTCTACAGGAGAAATGAGAACAACTTTAGGCTTTGCTTCAATTTATGGAGCTGATATTTTCTTATCTCATTTTAAAAAAGCAAGTTCCGTAAATGATACAACAAAAAATACTGCTTTTATATATAGTGATAGTTATATAAAAATAACTACGGAATATACAGCAGTAGCAGACTTTAAAACATGGTTAAGTTCAAATAATGTAGTATTATACACTCCATTAAAAACACCAATAGAAGAAGAAATAACCGATACTAATTTAATAAGTCAATTAGAAGCAATATCAGGAGCTTATTCATACGATGGAGAAACACATATTAATTCAACAGCAAATAAAGAACAACCTGTTTTAGCAATAACAACCTATGATAAAAATGATAGTACAATTACAAATGAGGGTAATTATATATCTAGACCAATAATCACTATAAAAGGTAGTGGAGATGTAGGCTTATATATAAATGATTTGCAAATATTACAAATTGATATGAATAACATAAACAAAATAACAATAGATAGTTCTAATATGGAAGCATATAATGGAAGTACTTTACTAAATAGGCAAGTAACAGGAGATTATTCAAATCTAGTTTTAAATAGTGGAGAAAACACTATCAACTTTAGCGGTGGAGTTACGGAATATGAAGTAATAAAATATAATAGGTGGTTATAATGATAAAAATATTCGGAATAACTGATAAATCATATACAACTAACGGAGATATAGTACTACAAGCATCAAAAGTAAAAATACATAAACAGGATAACGGAGACTTCTATATAAACGTAGAAGCTCCTTTATCTTATATAGACTATCTAGTTCCTAATAATATCATAGTAGCTAATACACCACAGGGAGACCAAGCATTTAGAATAACTAATGTAGAAAATACTAGATCAAAAATAAAAGTAAAGGCCTATCACGTATTCTACGATAGCAAAAATTACTTAATACAAGATAGCTACGTAGTAGAAAAGAACTGTAACGACGCACTAGATCATTTAAATAATTCTACAGATACAACTAGCCCATTTACGACAATATCAGATATAACTAGTACAGCTTCTTATAGATGCGTAAGAAAAAGCCTATACGGAGCTATACAAGTATTACTAGAGAGATACGGAGGCCATTTAGTAAGAGATAACTGGACTATAGGTATTAGAAATAGCATAGGGCAAGATAACGGAGTAACGATCCGATACGGAAAAAACTTAAAAGATATAAAAGCCGTATATAACTGGGATAACGTAGTTACGAAGCTACTACCAGTAGGAAAAGACGGGCTATTACTAAACGCTATAGATAGTACTCAGCCAGTATACGTAGAAAGCGATATTCAATACGATATACCCTATACAAAAACTATAAACTTCGACCAGAGTAACGTATTAGAAGAAAACTATCAAGACGAAGAAGGAAATACAGACGAAGAAGCCTACACACAGGCACTAGTAGACGATTTAATGGAGCAAGCTCAGACCTACGTAGATACTAACTCAGTTCCAGTAGTAAATTACACACTATCAGCAAACGTAGAAAAAGTATCAGATATAGGAGATACAGTGGAGGTAATAGACGAAAAGCTAGGAATTAACTTACTAACAAATATAATCAGCTATGAATACGACTGTATCCTAGAAAAATATACTCAGATAGAGTTCGGTAATTTTGTACCCACTTTATCAGGCCTAGTAAATACTATTACAAGCCAGACGCAAGAACTAATAGAAGAAAATACGCAGACTTTACAAGTTACACTAGGACAAGAACTACAACAAGCACAGGATAAAATATGGAACGCTTTAGGAAGTAGCTATGTAATATACGAAGGAGATAAGATCCTAGTAGTAGATAGCCTACCTAAAGAAACAGCTACAAACGTAATTATGATAAATAACGGAGGTATAGCGTTCGGCCATAACGGAATTAACGGAGCTTTTAGTAGTGCGTGGACTATAGATAACGTACTAAATATGGAGCAAATAAACGTAATTAATTTAACAGCCGACTTAATAAAAGGCGGTACATTAAAACTAGGAAGCAACTTAAACCAAAACGGGCAATTAGAAGTATACGACGAAGCTAATAACCTAATAGCCGAGCTAAATAAGAACGGACTAAAAATGTACGGAGTAGACGGATCATATATTTTAATGAATAACGAGGTGGGCTTCTCAGGATACGACAGACTAGGAAATCAGATATACTGGGTAAGTAAGGACGAATTTCACATGAAAAAGAGCGTGGTAGAAGAAGAAATCACGCTATGCAATAAAATGAGATTTATACCTATCGAAATATATGATACTAATAATAACTTAATAAATGACGGTATAGGCCTAGTATCAGTAGCAGGAGGTGGTAGCTAATGGCTAACTATTATAGTTCAAGAGACAGTAAAGGATATAGACTAAGACTATACGTAGCAGAAACAGACGTTAATACCACGAATAATACTTCTAAGGTAAACTATACCCTTTATATGGAGAGAAACGGTAATTACTCATTTAGTACAAGTAATAATACGATAACCGTAAGTATCAACGGTACGCAAGTAGTAAATAAAAAAGTATCAATAAATATGACGAGTGCAACTAGCGTAACACTAGCAACAGGTACAACAAGTGCTATAGCTCATAATACGGACGGATCTAAGTCGGTAAGTTGTACGGCATCATATACGCCAAGTTCAAGTGCATACTATATGCCTAGTTCGAAATCACTAAGCGGAACGCTAGCACTAACTACAATAGCTAGAGCAAGCGTACCAACAGTAACACCTAGCACCTTTAACATTGGAGATACTATAATTATCAATACAAATAGAAAAAGTACAGCATTTACTCATACAATAACGCTATACTTTGGAAACTATTCGTATCAGATAGGGACAGACGTAACAGATACTATAACGTTTGATACTTCTACTATAGCTAATAATATGTATCAACAAATACCAAACGCTAGCGTGGGAGTAGGAAACGTAACCGCAGTAACCTATAATGGATCAACTAATATAGGAAGTAATCAAGCACTATTTTATGCTAACGTAACTAACTCTAGCCCTACATTTGCTACTTCGTATTTAGATACAAAAGGTACTACAACAGCAATTACAGGGAATAATCAAAAAATAATTAGAAATAATTCAACATTACAAGTAAAAGTAACAGGAGCAAGTGCTAAAAACTACGCTACACTAAGTAGTGCTACAGTAGAGCTAAACGGTACTACCTATACGGCATCATTTAGTGGTTCAAGTGCTACTTTTAATATAGGGACAGTAAATCTAGCATCAAATACGACGGCTGTAGTAACAGTTACAGATAGTAGAGGTATATCTACAAGTAAAGACCTACCTATAATTATTCTAGACTGGGTACTACCGACGGCTATTATCACGCTAGAAAGACAAAATAATTACTATAGTGAGACAGATATAAACGTCAATGCCGAATACTCCAGCCTAGACGGTGAAAATACTATAACTATCAAAACCAGATACAAAAAGACAACAGATAGCACCTACGGAAGCTATACAACGCTACAGGATAACGTAACTAGCACGCTAACGCTAGACAATAACTATGCGTGGGACGTACAAGTGCTACTAACAGATAGAATAGGGAGTACTACTTATAATTTAAATATAGACAGAGGTATGCCTATATTCTATATAGACCGACTAAAGCGTTCAGTAGGTATAAATTGCTTCCCACAAAACAACGAAAGCCTAGAAGTAAACGAAGAAGATATACTAAATAGGATAGCAGGATACGGGCAGATAGCAAAACAAGTAACAGGAGACTGGAATACGGCCTGCGGAACAGCATCAGGCTTTTATATGGGAGAAAATCTATCCAACGCTCCAACAGGGCAAACAGTAGCTAACTGGTGGTGGGTAATACATATAGCACATAACAATTTATATCAGAGACAAATAGCTTATTCACTGCTAAGCGATAATATTATCTATACTAGGATAATGAATAACGGAACGTGGAGTGCGTGGGAGAATATATCAGCCTACTACTCAGGAGATACAATGAGCGGAAGCCCAACAACACAGAGTTACATATATACAGGCGGAGGCTTTGTAACTAGTGGAGGTAAAAGCGTACAATTCAATATACCAATAGACAGACCAACTAGTTCAACGCTAGCAGACGTAACGATTAGCTTAGTAGCAAGACAAAATGCAAATTATATAGTGGGATCAGCAACTAGTGGGACGAGTTTCACATTAACAAATCAAAATGTATCAGGAGCAGGGATACATTGCGAGGTTTCACTAAGTACAGCACCTACAGGAGTACAAAATAATAGTGCGTGCGGTATAGCACTATATAGCTATTCGGTAACATTTAGATAGAAGAAGGGAGGAAAAATGGCAACAGTAATAACGGCTGTAATAAGTGGGCTATGCGTAGCAGTTCCTAGCATTATAGCCACTATATCAGCTAATAAGAGAAATAACGACCTAGTATTATATCGAATAAACGAACTAGATCAAAAAGTACACGAACACAACAACTTGATAGACAGAATGTATAAAATAGAAAGTAGAGTAACACTACTAGAGGATATGAAAAAAGGCTAGAACTATCTAGCCTTCTTTTTTTGTATTTTTTTATAGAAAAAGAAAATAATAATAAAGCGTTACGCACTTCTCATTATAATACTCTTTAACTTCCTGACTAAGACTAGGCCTACCACCTAGTCTTTTTTATATATAAAAGATATACTAACTAATCAAAGCCGTTCGGATATAACTAATTAGTACTACACTAAATAAAAAGAAGTACTATATATCCATAACCGTGAGGCTATAGACAGATAGTACTACACAAATACAACTGATATATTTCTATCAGCATCTATAATAATATCTTTTATAACATTACGCCAAAAGGCACGCCTATTAGATTTATCTAAGATATAATAGTTCCCCTTCCAGTTGCTACTTAGTTTCAAAGTAGGAGTACTATCTTTTAATATATCTATACGAGATAGTTCTTTTTCTAGGGCTTCATACTCCAGATCATAATCAACAGCAGATATACGGCCTTTTCTAAACATATAATTAAGATTATCTATTTCTAGTTTAAGAGCATCATAGCGTTTTTTAGAATTATTTTTCTTTTTATTAGTTTTACTAGATATAATATAGCTATCTAGCAAAGCATCTAGATTATCTAGTAGGAATTCCTCTATCCTATACTCAGCTATAGTTTTTTTATACGAGCATCTAGTACCATTAGAGAACATAGCCGAATTGCATCTATAATTATATAGAGACTTTTTACGTCTACCGCCAGCGTAAAAGCCTACAAACGATCCGTTACACTCAGGGCAACGAATAAGCCCAGAAAATAAGTAAATATGATTATTTTTACGTACTCTAATATTTTTATCTATAATAGCCTGATTTTTAATATAGCGTTCGTAAGTAATATACGGAGGAAAATACGATAAATTGTCTCTAAATCTACCGTAATAGTACTCATTTTTTAATATACGTTTATAAGAAGAATAGCTACGCTCCAGATCATATTTATTATTTATATATAGTAGAGTTTCTCTAATAGACTGATGCTTTTCAAAATAAGAAAAGATATCTTCTACTATAGGCTTAGTATCAGGATCAAATGTTACTATTTTTTTATTATCTACTACGCTAGAAGTATATCCATAGGGCAAATTACCGCTAATAACCTGACCGTTTTTAATTTTATAATCGAAAACAGTACGAATACGTTCTGACGTTTTTTTTATTTCACGCTCAGCAAGTGAGGCTTTTAATTGAAACAAAAAGAGGCT